GAATTTAAAGATTTCTTAATTGACAAATACGGTAATGTATCAGGTAGGATTGGTGATGATGTAGTCGATTGGACACAAGAAGATAACGATGAAAACATTATCTATTGGTATAGGGAGGTTTAATAAATGGCAGTTGATCTAGTCAAATTAACACCTGAAAGTTTTGAAACAATTTATCTTCGTAAGGAAGACCGAGTTATTATCAGAACAGAACAAGGTCGTAAAATTATTATTAAACGTATTATTCCTGAAGAATGGAAACCTTGGCGCATTTGGGATAACGAACGAGCAATAAACGAAAACAAACGTGAGATCTTTTTAATTGATAAAAAGTATTTACCACAAGTAACCGAAGAATTTGTAAAAAGTATAAAACTATAAATGGCATTTAATCCATCATCATATACGATTGTTTCATTTACGTTAAGAAACAAATACACAAACCTTGATGAAAATATCGCCGGGATGATTGATGGTATTGAAATCAATCAGTCGATGGGTATGACTTCATGGAGTGGTGTAGCCGCTGTCCTAGACACCGTTGGTTTCCTTGACAAGACACCATTACTTGGCGAAGAACAATTAATTTTAAAAATTGTATCCCACGACCTTGGTACTGAATATGATTTGGCGTGCCAGGTTATTCGTATTGATAATTTAGTACCTACTGAAAGTATGAACGGTGTTCGGTATAATATTCATTTTATATCAGCAGTTACTTATTCGGCAGCCGTTGCGTCGGATGTTGAAGATGGGTTTGCCGATAAATCAATAAACCAAATTGTTGAATATACGTTTAGAAATTATTTCGCAACACTTGGCACTGCTGTTAGAAATGAAGGAAGCAGAACATTCCCATATGGTACTGCTAAATTTCCATTAGTTAATTTTGTAACAAATGAAAGCCGAAAGTTTACAATACAACCTACAATTGGTTTAAACAATTTAGCTATCCCGCATTACACACCGTCGGAAACAATGTTGTTCCTTGCTCGACGTGCTTATGGTGAAGCAAATTCACAGACTTATCGTTTCTTTGAAAATTTAACTGATTACTTTTTTGTGACTGATGAATATTTAATTAAAGAATCAGTTGAAGCAGATGACGTAATACAAAAATTCTTTTATTCACCTAATGCAACATATGATCCTACTGAACCTGAAAAGCAACTTAATCGTATTGAATATATCACTATTAATTCAAGAGGTAGTGATATTGGTAAAGATATAAAATCAGGCGGATATGCAAGTACGGTTTGTGTAGTTGATATATTAAACCACAACTATACTGAATCAACATATAAGTATACCGAAGAAGCTGAGTTTGTTGATATGTCAGGAGTTCAGGCACGAAGAGGCCAAATTGATTTTCCACATTCTAGAGAATTTGCTGAAGAAACATTTAGAACTGACAACAGTCCACGGTTTCTTGCATTCCGTGATTTTACCGGACCTTATGCTACTTCACGTGAATTGGCATCTGACCAAAGACTTGATGATTTAGTTTCAAACCGAATAGCATACAGGCACCATTTATACAACACTAAAGTATCGGCATCATTAACAGGCCGAATGGATATTATGCCTGGTCAATTAATTGATCTTACAGTTCAAGGATTTGATGCTTTAGGTACTTCTGAAAACCATCAACAGCTATCAGGTAGGTATCTTGTATTTACAACCAAGCATACATTGGAAAACGATAAAGTACGGACCAACTTTGAGCTTGTTAAATATGATTGGAGTAATGATTAATGTTCCCATACGGCGTTGGCATAAGAGAACCTTTATTCTTTATTGGTGTTATTGAGAATAGAGATGATCCACAAAAGCAAGGACGAGTTCAAGTAAGAGCATTTGGAGTACATGGTTTGAATGATAAAGTTCCGACTAAATCATTACCATGGGCAAGTTGCCTTGTAAATGACTTATTTAATCAAATTCCTGATGAAAACGATTTCGTTTTTGGTTTGTTTATTGATGGTAGAGATGCGCAGCAACCAATTATTATCGGAACAGTTCCTACTCAATATAATGAAGAAATCAATCCTGAAACAAAAGGTTGGGGTGTAATAACAGAACAACCTGAATTGAACAGTAGAGCAAAACAACCAGAAAACTTAGGGCAACCGCATAATTCCAGATTAGAACGTGGTGAAGAGCTACAGAAAACACATCTTTATGGTCAAAAAATGTCTCGTGTTACCAAAGTTACTGTTGCGGATGATCCTGACGGCGGACAAAGCTGGGATGAACCAGATCCCGGGTATCAGGCAGCATATCCATATAACCGTGTTATCCAATCAGCACGCCATGTAGTTGAACTTGATGATACACCAGGTTCTGAAAGAATTACGATTACTAATACTCAAACTCAATCTTATGTTCAGATTGGGAGTGGTGGTAGTCTTACAACAAAGGCAACAGGATCAAGGTTTGATGTTACGGACGAAAATCAATATGTTTATATTGGCGGCAAATCTTTTGTAACAATTGACGGTGATGCAAGTGTATATGTTGACGGAAACAAAACTGAAGAAATTACAGGTGATCTTAAAACAATAGTACACGGAAATCACAGCCATTCAGTTGGCGGACAATCAAATTATAATGTCAGCGAGCAAATTCAAATGCGTGCCGGTGATATAAGAATGGAAGCAAATGCCGGTACATTATCAATACGTGCCGAAAAAGAAATGCAAATTGAAGCGGGCATTGGGATGTATCGCAAGGCACCGTTTATGTGGGATCAAGCTACATCTAATATGAATATTAAAGCAAACAATTTGAATATGACTGCCATCACTGATATGAATATTAAAGCTAACCAAGGTGTTTTAAATATATTTGGTGAATCTGATGTTAGTATACTATCAGGCACAAACCTTCAGGTAGAGTCAGGAGGTAACATTAGTGTTACCGCAAGTAGTACTGTTTATATTAATGATTATGTGAGTATGGCAGAAGGTGGAAACGCTACAGCAACAGAAGCAGTATTTGCCGAAGATGCTATTGGCGCAATTACACCAGAAATGCCTGAGCCACCACAGAAATCAACTTCCGTTAAAGCAACCGCGGCAAATAAATTTGGAATGCGCACACCCGCTTCAATTTTTCAATCAGATGATGGGGAACCAGCATAATGAAACTTAAGGAGAATAGTTGTGACAGCTTGTAAAGATCCAGATCCGTTTATTCCGTCGGCTCTAAAAGCTTCAACCGTTTTAACGCCAGGTGGAACTTCGCCATCAGTAGAATTGTTTGTTGATAGTAAAGGTAATTATACTAAACAAGCAATTAATAAAATGGCATTTGATATTGCTGGTTTTAATTCTACTAGTAAACCTATCAATGTTGTTGCAAAGGCTGTTGAAAAATACGGTGAACAATTATATACGCAACTTAACAATTTTAATAATACGTTTATTAAAGAAGATTACATTGTTAAAGAATTGCCGAAATTTAAATACCTCGGCCCACGGTTAGAAAAAAGTCCAATAACTGATATTGAATTTGCATCTTTCCTTGAAAGTCAAGGCTATACACCATTTAGTTTTGGTGTTGCAACTGCAAATGATTATAAAAATCTTTTAGAACAACTTGACGGTTTCTTTTCTGGTGGTTTTTCATTAGCAATTGCTGGTGGGTTGTGTGGCACATTGCCAAACGTCTTTGGTGCTATTGATTCATTCTTTGATAAAATCGGTCAAGTAGGTTTCCTTCTCAATGATGCTTTATCATTTTTATCAAAACTTAAAAACATTGAAAATCCATCAGAGGCACTTTTTGAAAAGATTAAAGTAAAAGCATTAATTGAAGCTATTAAAGATAAACTTGTTGGTATGTTTGATTCTGTTGTAAAGCAAGTACAATCAGCAATTAAGAACTTTGATTTAGGTTCATTAATTCAAGGTATTACAGGACCTTCTTTAAAAGGTATCACAAGAGCATTTCTTAAAATCAGAGATAAAGCATTGGCTTTCTTTGAAAAAACTAATATTCAATCTATTAAAGACAAATTAACTGGTTTGTTTGATTATGCGGTTGGATTGTTTGCCAATCCTGGTATTGGTGAAATTCAATTTCTTATCTCACGTTTCTGTGGATTACTAACAGGTGTTGAAGATCAGGTTAATAAAGTTAAAGAACCACTTACAACATTTGCCGATGATCTTAAAGCAGCCGAAGAAGCATTAACAGTTCAAGGAAATGCTGCAACCGCTCAAGTAATTGCAGCTAATGGCACTCGAACACCACCTGAGGTCCTTGAAGAAAGAATAAATAATCAACAACAGTTACACACAGAAAGGGTAGAACAATCTATAGCAGACTCTACGCGTGATGGGCAGGTTTGGCAACCACCCGAAGCTTCAGTACCGCCAGGTCAAATTGAAGTGTCGACTTTGCCGCCAGTAAACCCAAATATATATGATGGATCCGTAAGACCTGTACCAAGACCAAGAAGTTATGGCGATCGGCAAATTAGTGCTGATGAAGTAATGGATGTTTTTCCAACGTTTGAAGATTTGATTGAAAATACAAATCGTTATATTTGGATTGATCCTGTATATAGTGCAAGAGCACTTTACGGTGATGCGCAAATGAGAGCAAATAATGTAATGCCGCATTATGACACATTTTGGGTAGGCTGTGGGCCATTAGAACGGTTAGCATTAATGAGAACACTTATTGAATGGGATGGTCCAAAAGTACAATTAGTAAGCGGATATAGGTCACCGGCATATAACAGATTTTTAAGATACGTGGTGGGTATTCAGAACGTAGCGATAAATTCAAAGCACACGGCAGGGATTGCGTTTGATTTAGATTGGGGAACTTACCCGGATGGAAGAAACGAATTAATGGCGATTGCACAAGCAAACGGTTTTTGGGGATTAGGAGTATACGAAGCGCCTGGGAGTACATTCTTACATATAGACCACAGGGATCGAAAAGATGCAAAAACATGGTACAGATAAATGGTAGTTAATTTAATAACCGCAAAATCAAAAAAGATTTCGCTTTATCAGGATTTTAAAAAGAATCTTGAATTAAGTCCAATATCTTCAGATATTACATTAAACAAAGATGATGAATCAGTTAAAGAAGCAATACGGAATTTAATACTAACCGATCGCGGTGAAAGATTAATGCAACCAAACCTTGGTGGCAATATAAGAGCAATGCTTTTTGAAAATCTAACACCTGCAACCGTTAGGTTAATGGAAGAACAGGTTAGAACAACTATTGAATTATACGAACCACGGGCAGAACTCATTGATGTTACCGTTTCAGCAAACCTTGACTCAAATGAGGTTGCAATCACAATAGAATTTTACGTTACGAACGACGAGCAGCCAGTATCGCTAAGCGTGTTTCTAGAGAGGACAAGATAAAATGGCTAAATTAAATATTACGGAATTAGATTTTGAGAATTCAAAACAACAGCTCAAAAATTATTTAAAAGGTCAAACTCGATATAAAGATTATGACTTTGATGGGTCAAACCTATCGGTCTTAATGGATGTGCTTTCATATAACACGTATCAGAATAACTTCTATACCAATATGGCAATGAATGAAATGTTTATTGACAGTGCGGTATTGAGAAACTCAGTTATTTCACACGCCAAGGAATTGAATTATTTACCACGTTCAAAAACATCGGCACGTGCTATTGTAAACGTAACAATTAATGATGATACTGTAATCGGTCAAACTATTACAATTGAAGAGAATGCGGCATTTACAACATCTTATCTTGGTGTAAATTACGAATTCGTTTCTGATAAAGCATACGTTGCTCGCAAAACTGCACCAGGTGTTTTTGTTGCAGAAAATGTAGAAATATTTGAAGGTCAAATGCTAACAAGCTTTGAAAGAGAAGGTTACTTTGTTGATGTTGACGGAACACTAAGAGTTATCCTTTCAAACGAAAACGCTGATACCGAATCACTTTCAGTGTTTGTTGATGCCGAAGCAAGTGATGACGCGAACCAATATATTCGTAAAAACAATATCTTTGGTGTAGGACCGCTCGATGAAGTATTTTATGTTGAACCATATTACGATGGCCGATATACTATTTACTTTGGTAATAATAAGTTTGGTAAGCAACCAACAGAAACACAAGATATCCGTGTTAAGTATAGAATTTGTTCAGGATCAGAAGCTAACGGTGCAAGTTTGTTCTCAATTAATGTTACAAACACTGGTACAACAACAGTTACGACGGTAGCACCAGCAACAGGTGGTGCTGAACAAGAATCAATTGAAAGCATTCGTTACTTTGCTCCAAAATCAATTCAAATTCAAGAACGTGCTATTACAGCGTCGGATTATGAAATTTTGTTAAAGCAAAGATTTCCTGAAATCCAAGCAGTTGCAGCATATGGCGGTGATGAATTAAATCCTCCACAGTTTGGTAGAGTTGCAATATCAATTTATTTAGGACAAGGTGAAGATCAGCTATCATCAACCTTATCTAATACATATGTTGATTACTTAAAAGATAAAACACCACTTGCGGTTGAACCTGTATTCGTAGCAACAAATTACTTATACTCAAATGTAACTGTTAATGCTTATTACAATGCAAAGATTACTCGTAAGTCAGTAGGTGAACTTGAAACTATTATCCGTAATATCATCTCAAATCACGTTACAGTTAATCTTGATGACTTTAATAAAAGGTTGAGATTGTCCATGCTATCATCTGAAATTGATGCAGGTGACATTTCAATTTTGAGTAATAAAGTAACTGCTTGCCCATATATTGAATATTCACCGGCATTGAATGTTTCAGAAAACCCAGTGTTTAAGTTTGAGGCAGAAATCATTAAACCATATCCTTTCAAATTGACAACAGGATTTAAGGATTATAAACCATCTATTATTAGTGGAACCTTTTCATACAATAGTGTTAATGTTTATCTACAAGATGACGGTGCTGGTAAAATTCAAATGATTACATCTGATGTTAATAACCCGCAAGTTGTTATCCCAAACCTTGGTACAGTGAATTATACAACAGGTGAAATCAAATTAATTGGCTTTAAGACAGATGGTTATACAGGATCAGCAATTAAAATTATTGCGGAAACAAAACGAAATGATATTAAAGCACCTAAAGGTAGATTGTTTACAATTCGTGACACTGACGTAACAGTTAATATTATTGATGAGAGCTCAACCGCAACAACCTCGAGTTCAAGTTCATCTTCATCAAGTAGCGGGAGCAGCGGTTACTAATGTCTGAAATAGAAAAAAATATAGCATTTAGAATCAAGCAACAGTTTCCCGGCATTTATCGTGAAGATGGCGCGGAACTTATCCAATTAGTTGAAGATTATTACAGGTTCCTTGAAACTGAAACAAATAATGCGACGTATAATTCTCGTCGTATGTTTGAAT